AACGTTGCGCGTCCGCATTTTTTAGAAGGAATTTTTAAGAAATCCTTCATATGCCCACCGATAGCCTCACCCTCTCGGTCTTCGTCACTGCAAATATAGACATAATCTGCTTTTGCAACAGCCTCTTGCATTTTTTTAAAGACTTCTTTTTTTCCCGGGGAGACAATATAGTTGATTTTGAAATCTTTTGTGGGATAAATTCCGGTGTTTTTGTAACCGCCGCCATCTTTTATTTCCACAAAATGTCCAACAGAGGCCATTACTTTTGCATTTTTATAACCTCCGTCTTGCAAAATCTTCTGAATGGTAGCACATTTATTTGGGCTTTCTACTAACACCAGAATTTTTGAAGATTTATCTACCACGCCAGAAGGTTCTGAAGACGATTTTTTAACCATCTTCGTCGCCTTCGCCGGGGCGGATTTTGTGGTGGTTCTTTTCTTAGATTTTTCGGTTGTTTTGTTCATAAATTATTCACACTTTATTTACGATTGTTCATACTTTATTCATGTCAGGTTCAAAAACAAGGCCATTTTTCGCAATGAAACCTTCATTTTATCTTGATTTTTGGCCCGTTTTTGAGCTGATTTTTGTTATTTCTTCTTTAAATCGTAATTTTTAATCACGACGTTGTCTTTTTTGTCGTAAACGTCAAGGTAAAACTCTTCTTTATCGCCATTGTAAGTCAATTCATAATAAATATTATCCGGCAGATCGGTGATAAGCATGAATTTCCAGTTTTGAAGGGTCTTGCACTGCCACACGACGAACACATTTATGTCGCTAGGCTCTTCTGCGTTATAAAATGCTCCTTTTATTACATATTGACGAACTATGTCTTTGGCTTTTTTAACCATGTCCATAAGAATCACCTCTTAACAACGGTTTTTTTATACAGACCGCACCGGCATTCGCCCTCGTCTGACTCACGAAAATCCTTACACATGCATTTTGTGTCAGGCGTTTTGTTTACCGCGCAGATGCAATACCCGTCATTGTCGCGTATTGCCTGTCTGATTTCTTCAGCCTTTTCTTTATCGGGGTTGACCGTAATTTTTATAGTAATATCTTCGTGGGGAGCAGGGTCTTCCTTCTTTTTATTCTGCCTACCACACGGGAACATCTCGGTGCAAACGCCGCCGCGATACTCGCACAGGGGCACGAGCAATCCTTCAAATTCCGGACAAACTTTAAGTACCTCATTACACATCATCTGCATGACATGGCGCGTTTCAGCGGAGGCCTGTCCACAAAGACGTTTATGAGCCATAAAAATCAATTCAGCGGCATTAACCGACAGAATATGCGAAACGATTTCACCCTGGGGGGCGGTACGTCTGTCGTACTTCGTTTGTCTATCGTTTCTCTGAGACTGCACATAGTGATTAACTCCTATGTGATGGCGAACAAAATGTACAGATACCCAATACGGAATGGTCAGTCTAAAACCGAACCAAAGTTCTCTAATGGGGCTGTGTTCAGCGGCAAGAAGTTTTTTCTTCCACTCTTCCGTCGGAGCTTTGGTGCTTTCTTTTCCAACTGTGTTCAACGTGCAGGTTTTTACCCAGGCCCAAGTTTCTTCGGTTGGATAACGAAGAAGCTCTACCTTAATTCTTTCATCCATTCTAATAATGCTCCTTAAGATTCTATTTTAGTTTCCCACCATCGAGACTCAAGTCCGCCTGGGTTAGAAACTATCCATCCATAGTCGATTACCTTGGGCGTCCAAGGCTTTTTACAAAAATACCATCCTTCGCGGCCATTATAAACAAAACGCTCCATCCACCAGGCCACGCCAACAATTTTCAAATATGGGTCTACCATAATTCGTCCCGATTCATTATCGTAGGTAAAATTTTTGGCCTGCGAGGTGAAATTCGCAATGCTTATTTGGCCACCGCGGCTACACACAAATTTTGCATTGCGCAAACTTAGTTTATGATTATTTAATGCTTTCTCTGTTTCGTCAAATAAATTAACAATCATTTTTTACCCGTACTCCCAAAACCTCCGGTACCACGATCGGTGGTGGTCTCGAAATCATCAACAACCTGCAATTCGACTTCGGGAATGGGGAGAATGACGAGCTGTGTTATCTTATCTCCGTAAGATACTTCGTAGGGACGGTCAGAATTATTTCTCACAAGCACCCCAATAGTGCCTGTATATCCAGCGTCAATAACTCCTTCTGTGGTTATTCCCGCTTTAACGTTAAGGCCGCTTTTTGATTTTAAAAAGCCAACGTACCCATCGGGGATCAGCACGCGAACACCCGTGTCCACGAAAATCGATCCACGAGGTGGGACCGTTTTTGTTATTGGAGAATATATATCAAACCCGGCGTCAGACGAGTGCGCTTTTTGGGGAAGAATGGCGCGATCTACGTCGCCTTCAACGTGATCTAAAATTACTGGAATTTTTAATGAATTGTTTTTCTTCATTTATAATCTCCTTTGCCGCTTTGATGAAATTGTCAATATCTTTATATGTAGTGTACTTTGTGAAAGACACGCGAACGGTGTTGCGTATTTCCCGCTCCTTTAATCCACGCACAAGCAACACATGAGAGGGGTTGAATTCCCCTTTGATATCATCGTGCTGGGAATCACAAGCAGATCCGGCGCTAACAGAAATTCTACGCAAGGCAAAATCCGTAGCAAGGTGCTGCTTGTTTACAACCCCGGAAAAGTTGATGCTCCAAATATTGTCTTGATTGGGGATAACGTTGCACACAATATTTTTAGCGTTAGGTAATGTTTTAATCTTTTTTACAAGATAAACGGCGAGCTTACTATAATGATCTACCAACCTGGTATTGTTGCGAAGGAGTTCTACGGCGCACCCTAATCCGACAACCCCGGCCACATTTGTAGTACCGCCGCGCAGTCCTCTCTCCTGTCCACCACCAACGATAAGGGGCTTGAGCAAACTCGGAGAACGAGTAATTAAACATCCGGTACCCGTGGGACCGTAAATTTTGTGCCCCGAGAAAGTCATAAATGTTGCATAGGGGAATCTTTCAGCAAGATGCAGATTTTCGCCGCCCATAGAAACATATTGGGTACAATCTACCAATGAAGGTATTTGAAGTTTTTTTAGTGTTTTAGTAATATAATTTACACGGTTAAAAACACCCGTTTCGTTGTTTGTCGCCATAACACAAACGAGTGCAATCTTCTGCGATAAATAAGGGGTAAGATCGGAAAGATCCAATCTTATTTTATTTGCGGGGGTTACATATATTACTCTTACGCCCCACTCTTCCACCTGCTTACAACAGTTAAGGACGGAGGCGTGTTCGGTTGCAGAACAAATAATCACTTGTTCATTTTTTTCTTCTAAGATGCGCTGCGCTACAGATTTAATAACCCAATTATTACTTTCCGTTGCGCCGGAAGTGAAAAAAACGTCCCCGGGGTCAACCCCGACAGCCATTGCAATCTTACAGCGGGCGGTCCCCACGGCAATACTTGCAGCGATCCCGTGATCGTGGGCGGCCATACTGTTCCCAACAAAAGAGGGAGACAAGTATGGGCGCATGGCTTTTCGAACGTTTTTATCGAGCGGCGTATTTGCAGCTCCATCGAGATATGTTTTTTTGTTTCCCATTTCTCTTATGTCCTTTAGTTAATTTAGAGGGAGGTACTCTCAGTCCCAGAAGTTCACTTAAACGTCTTTTATCAAGATCGCGGCAACGAGCCTCCATAAAATCAGCAACGACTTTATATGTAGCGCCGCAATCGGTGCGCAGAGTGATAATCATATCTTTGGTCGGATGGTCCGAGACTCTGAACATCAAAGACGATTCGCCAGAATAAATCGTATAATACACGGAAGCGGTATTTACTGCCTGGCGTTTTTCGTATCGCACACCCTTTTGGTCGGCGATACGCTCTATAATTTTCTCGGCTTCACTCATTATCATAATGTCCTCCTATGTCTTTCTCTATATATAAATATAGGAGGTTTTCTTGAAAAATCAAGTGTTTTCTGTATGTTTTTCCCACTCCGCATACCACTCCGTACCATACCGTTGGTAGCGATTGGGTGGGTCAAACGAAGCAATTTTTTCGTCCAACTTTTTAAGGTCGACCGGGCGATAATTGGTTAACTCTACGTTTATATTTATATAGTTAGGCAACAAAAGAGTGCCTTTGTGGATGTGTCCATGTATATTAAAAACATAGGGGTTGTTGTATGCCTCTTGTACGGGGCAATGGCTCAGAATGACTCTGGTGGAGAAGTAAATTGGGTGCCGGACAACCTCTATAAAACCCATTTTACGGTATTCTCCGTCAGTCAACTTATCGTGATTGCCTATAAGCAGAATTTTGCGCCCATTGAGTTTTTGAACCCACTCAGAAAGAGCGGAGGCGGGGGTGAACCCAACGTCACCAAGAATGTACACGAGATCGTCTTTTCCGACCACTTCGTTATAACGATCTACGATTGTCTGGTTATGCTGTTCGATGGATTCAAATTGGGGCCGACAGAGTTGTATAATATTCTTATGATTAAAATGTAAGTCACTGGTAACCCAGATAGCCATTTTAAGCTCCTTTCTGTTTTTGCTCGTCCATGTACAATTCGTACAGGTCTTCTATAACCAGGTCTTTTTAATTTTAATATTGCTGACACGCGTTGCGGTATTAATTGCATTCGGCTGTCCTATGAGTACACAGTATTTGCGCGCTCTTGTTAGGGCCGTATAAAGCCACTCGCGCATTAGCAGGGGGTAGGCACTGTTGTCTATGCTAACAATAACATATGGGGCCTGCGCACCCTGAAGCTTGTGACAGGTTGCCGCCCAAGAATGAGTGATATTGTTCCACTCGTCACGGGGAATGATAACCTCTTCGCCGTCATTGAGAGAAATTAACATGCTCTCTTTATCAATGTCTTTAATATGACCCAAGTTACCGTTAAAAATAGCCGTTTCTCCGCCGTAAAGATTGCGAGCGTGATAATTATTTTTCGTAACCATAATTCGATCGCCGGGTTTATAGACAACTTCAAAATGTTGATTTCCATCCCAAACCTCAACGGGGATACCTTTGGTGCCGGGTTTATTATTAACGAGGGCCTGTACTTCTGCGTTGAAGAAACGACAGCTATTCATACCTTTCGCTCTAACGGGAACGACAATTTGAATATCGTCCGGTGATATGTGCTGCTCTGTATATAGTTTTTTGAATTCCTGTATAACTTTAGCGTGTGTCACCGAAGCATCATCGTGCGCGATGATTTTGAAATCTTTTAATTCGCCACGAATTTCTTCCCCAACGTACCCCGTCGGAATAAGCCGAGTGCCCTTGCACACGTCGACCGACTGGGAGATAATACCGCTTTTAAGCGCCTGGCGCTGAATAACCGTAAGAGTTGTTGTGGGTGTATATCCAGATGCGATACAGTCTTGGAGCAGGTTGCCAACAGCAATCGGGGGAAGCTGTTTAATATCGCCCAGCATTAGTAATTTACAACCCGAACGAATGCTGGAAATCAAACTATAGAAAAGCTCTTCGCCAACCATTGAGGCTTCATCAAGAAGAATAACATCTTCAGGGAGGGGGTTGCTCTTGTTGTGATCGAATTTTTCTAAGTCCGGTAAATATCTTAATAACCGATGAATGGTTTTTCCGGTCAACCCCGTATATTCGGTAAGAAGACTAGAAGCACGTCCGGAAAGGGCGCACTGGGCAACCCTAAAGCCATAATGCTGGAATATTCTTACCAATGGTCTTAGAGTAGAGCTTTTGCCAGTACCGGCGCTGCCAGTTAATACCGCAACGTTATTATCAAGAATGCTCCAAATTGCCTTGCGCTGTTCGGCGGTAAAAGCGTATCCCTGTTCGATTTCTACAGAACGAATAATATCATCACATTCCTTGCGGTCAAACACCGTTCGGTTGGGCGCAGCTTTTAAACGCTCGAGTTCGTGAGCTATCTTTTTTTCAAGGGAGCGATATTTATATAAACCAAAGAATCTGGTTGTCTTGTCATAATAAAAGACGGGTGGAGTAGACCAGTCGCGCTCGGTTTCCTCTCCTGCTTCCCACTGGGCGCATTCCGCGGCCTCAATAGTTTGTTCTTTTATCCAATTGGCCAATGTCTGCTTATCAGTTGGGGCACACTGGGCGGCAACGTCTTCCATCAACTCGCCAAGATCCATTTTAGAGTTGCCGTCCTCGTTTGCAATTTTACCGAGCTTATAATTTGTGTATGCGAGACACCTCTCTTTACAGCCGCGCTCAAAGCCTTGCGCCAGTGCAATTTTGTCAGCTTTTTCCCAGCCATACCCATTAACCAAAGTAATTAATGAATAGGGGTTCTTCTTTATAATATCAATCACAAGGTCGGGGGAGCCAAATTGTTTGATCAGCTTATCAATGGCGGCTTTGGTCAAGCCCATATCTTTAAGCTCTACATAGGCTCGACCGTTATTAATATTAGCCGCATATTTCAAACACATCTTATTTGCGGTGTATGGCCCTATGCCTTTTATCTTCGTTAATGCCCCAATATTTTTCTGTTCGAGTAATTCTATGGGGTTTTCATAAGAATAAAAGAGTGATTTTATTTGCGTTTCTGTCATGAAAAAGCTCAGAAATTTCTCCTGATCTTCTCTTTTTGACATATTATAAGCAAGTCTGACCTGAGGTTTGTGGTACTGGAGCCCCCACTTGGGATCCTCGGTTAGTGTAGCGGTAAGAAAATACTCCATACCGTCTTCGAAAGTGGGCATTTCTCCCGTAACGGTGATTGTCCCGTTGGGAGCGACACACTCGCCGGAAATCACCCCACTTATAACTTCCAGAATATCTAAACAGACAATGGCAAAAGCCCCGGGTATCGGGGCCCTGTCTTTGGGGAATCTATAATTATGTAATTTTACCTTAACATTTATTTCTTTGCCCAAAAGGGGGTTTGCTCCCATTTTTAGATTCCTTTCTGTGCTTGTTTTATCATATATATATTACGTGATTTTTTATAAAAATCAAACCAAATCATCGAGTTTTTCTTCGCAAAGAAAAGTGTCGGGTCCGCAGTCGTAGTAATAATATTCTCCGTCCTTCCAACGACGAAACACCCCACAATTATATTCACGAGCGTTCCCAGCAACGATATGCATAAGAAACTCTTTGTTCCCACGCGCGACGAGGGCATGCTCTCCACCTTCGGTTAAACGAAAAAGAGAAATTTTCTGTTCTTTTTCCATGTTATGCTCCTTTAACCGACGCTCTTTTATAACTAATATCAAGAGTGCCGTCGTGATTAACGTTTTTAATTAAGCCCACATATCTCGTACCGTACTCGGTTTTCAACCCACGACAATGGAATGTATTTTCTTTGCGCATACCATACACGATAATTTTATTACCCCGTTTAAACCAAGAATCATCGACAACGGTTTTCTTTTTGGTGTCTGGGTCTACGGTGCTAATTTTTTTATTATAACGCACATAAGCATCTCCGAACAACTTTACATCCACCACGCCGCTTCTGGGTGTTAAAATACTCACCATATGCCGCATGTTGTTGGTACCGACCACGGTGCCCGCCAAGGCGCACATTGTCGGCTTCTCAGAAGTTTCCGGTAGATCATTAAAGTTTACGATATTATAATATGCATTATTGACATTTTTTAATTCGTGATCTCCATGGTAAAATGACATAGTTTCAAATTCCCACCGAGATTCGGATCCGTAGCAATATTTATCTGTTATGCCGTTAATATAATCTTGTCTGACGATTTCAAGATATGTATCTTGACCTTTAGGGGTATTTAAAAAATCAACAATTTTTCCAACATAACTATCGTAGGCTTTCTTAAAAGCTGTTGATTTAATTGCAATAACCCCCTCGGGGAGCACGCTGTAATCACCTTTAGCGCAATTCAATTTTTGCTCAATAAAAGTAGCGAAAAACTTCTGACAAGTTTCTTCGGATAATAAATATCTTTTAGTTGAAGCGTCGTATTGATTGGCATCGATATAACGTTTAAACTTAAACACACGTAATTCATCCCGAAACTCAGGAGGCGCCCACTTTAGTTCAATAAGTTTCTTTAAATTCACCGCAGTAAGTTTGTCTTTACGTGGAAAGTTTTTCTCAGCTTCGTGTTGTAGATATTCCGCAAGTACGCCTCGCTGCGTTTTACCGCATAACTGGTTAAAACAACCGGCCTTGATCAACCCCAACATCTGCGTTTGGGTGGGTTGCACTCGATCCAAAAAATCCTGCAAAGAAGTAAAAGGGCGTTCGGTCAAAATTTTTTCTAACAGATCCACGCCAACTGTGCTAATAGCTTGCAAACTGTAATAAATCTTTTGATTTTTAACATCAGGAACGAAATCAACCTGGGCGTTGTTAATAGCAGGCAGTTCAACCTGTACACCGGACAACTGTACATCAGAAATAGCTTTAGCTATTTTACCATAGTTAGGGGCTATGCGTTTTTCTTTTTTATCAGAAACGGCATCCTCTACTTCTTCGTTTTCTTCCTCGTCGTCTGCGGCGTCCCCCATCTCTTTCACATAGTTGCCAGCATTCACACAAAGACAGGCACAACACCAATATAACGGATCCCATCGCGTGGCAAGGTTGGCCTCTTGCACCGCAATAAGGCTGTATGGCAAAGTATGGTTAAGTGAAAAACTATAGCCAAGTTGTGGTTCAATACAATATTTCCAGACATAATCAAGAAACTCTTTTCTGGCCATTATTATGTTTCCTCGCCTTTTTCATAAAAATCTTTCTTTAACTGAATTAATTTTGCGGCTTGCTTTTTTGCGATGGCTTTTCGTGCAGCGTTGGCCTCCCCGAGAGTAAAATTACAAACTTCGGGGTCCATTAAAATACGCATTAACACCTCTTGAGAACCAGAGACGCCGTGACTTTGGGCAAGATACTTTTTAAGGATTTCGATTTCATGGGGGGTCAACCCCTCCTCCATCATTTCAAGATCCCACGCTTCGGGATTTTCTCTGAACCTGACATATCTATCAATCGGTTGTTCCCCGCTATCGGCTTGCAGTCTCATTATTGAATTAATCTCAGCAAGTTGCACGACGTTGTCTGGCCGTGCCTTTTTAATACAGGTTGACCCAACCATGGTGTCGAATTGAAATAGGTTGGGGATTTTGTTTGCGGCCATATCATCCCACATTTGCGGATTTTGATAATCCAAAACGTCGGGGTGTAAATATTTATCGTAGGTTTTTCGAAGTGTGCCTTGCCAATCAATTTTACCATCTTTTATTAATAGATCAAGACACTTCGCCATTTTTGACTGAGCGTCAGTACGCAAAACGTCCATCTTTAGGGCACCCTGGTCATCGCTGTCGTGCATATTAAATGCTGTCATTTTAGTACCATTCGGCGCTCTCATCAAACTATTTTGATTTAAATAGGAATCGTTAAAAACATATAATGCGCTAGCGTGGATACTGGCGTTAGTGGGAAGCCCTTCGATTTTTTTAACACCATCAAATAACCCGGGGTACATATCAAGTTTTTCTTTAAAACCGGGGACAGGATCAAAACCCTTTTCCTCGTCGCCAAAAAGACACTCGTTGAGTGTATAGGTCATACCTCTGTGTTGGGGAACGAGCGCGGCGAGCGCTTGTGCCTCGTCATTATTAATACCAAGCCCGCGGCTTACCGTTAAAATGCTGCTTTTTAATGTCTCTGTTTTAAATGTCGCACAATTTAAAACACTGTTTTCGCCATATTCATTGCGCAGCAGTGAGACAATATCCCCGGTTTTCTCCGGTTGAAAATCTTCGTCAATATCGGGCAGCTCTACGCGTTCTTTGTTTAAAAAACGCCAATGGGGGAGATTGTATTGGAGAGGATCAACCTGAGTAATACCAATTAAATAATTAATATATTCGCCGCAAGCAGATCCGCGCCCCGCGCCAACCAAACTAACTTGCCATGCAATATCGACAATATTTTTTGTTAAATTAAGATAAGCGCTGAGCTTTTGTCCCAGTCTATCGCTTATAAAACCCAAAATATCAAGTTCGTCGTTAATTCTTGATAATTTTTCTTGGTCAATTTGAATCTTTTTAGCGGCAATCCCCTGCTCAATTTGATACATCAAATACTGGTCCTGCGCATCTGTGCTTTCATAAAATTTTACAATCGCAGGATAATTTGTATCATAAATTGTTTTATTTAACTGAAAACTGGGAATCTTAATACACGGTACAATGGTTGAGTGCCGAAAATCATACAAGCTAATCGAATCAGCAATATTACAGGTATTCGCAAAAGCCCTTTTAATGTCTTCGTCAGAAAGCCCACTTAATTTTAATAAGTCAGCCATCTCTGTCTCTGTCATTATATAAGTGAATCTATAAAACTTTTCAGTTTCTCTATCAGAAGACTGGCGGCTGTTAAGAAAGGCGGAATGAATATTAAAATCTTCTTTATTCAAATAATGACTATCTGTTGTTACTATAAAGGGTACGTCGTAATATTCTGCAAATTTTATCAAAGTTTTATTGACAGCAATTTGTTCCTCTGAATCAGAGGGTTGCAGTTCTAAAGCAAAATTTTCTTTGCCGAAAACCCCGATGCACCATCGAATAAAGTTGTTCGCACCAGGAACATCGTGCCTTAAAATCTTTGTGCCGAGTTCGCCACCTATACACGCTGTTGAGGCATATATGTGTCCGGGGTTTTTCCCAACCACCCTCTCTATATCTTGATAGGTCGTGGGAACTCGCATAATACCTTTCTCGGTATATCCTCTTTCCCAAGCGCCAGAAGACAATTCCTTTAATTGTTTCCACCCCTCAAGATCTTTTGCGAGCAAAATAAAGTGGTAATATTTGTCGGCATTTTTTACTGAGCTTTCATCTATTAAGTATATTTCGTTGCCGAAAATGATTTTGAAATCGGGATGTTCTTTGATAATTTTATCACGTATTTTTATAATATCAACCGCCGCAGAGAGGGCCTCGTGATCCGTAAACGCAATACCGGAAAACCCCAACTCAATGGCGCGATCGACCATCTCTTCGGGGCGATTTATGCTGTCAAGAAATCTTTGGTTACTGGCCCAGGTGTGATTGTGTAAACTTGCGAACATTATTTTCTCCTTTTAACGGTTAATCTCTATTATATATTATGTGGAGAAAGCCGCGATGTCAAGTCGCGGCCTCCTCTTTTGCAACGCCGTCGGGGGAATAAACGGCGAATGACAAAACATTATCTGGAAGATCGTCATTAATGGCGGGACAAAAATTAACAAAATCAAAATTCAAACTGTTTTGCACACGAGAACGCAGTCTTCTGTGATAGTGTTTGTGATTTTTTGCCCACTTGCGAGTATCCCACTTAACGTTATTGTTTTCTTCAATTACCAGAGAAAAAACTTCCCAATGTTCGGTAATAAAATTTTTTATGCGCTGCAGGGTGTAAAAATTACAAGAAAGCACGTCGACGGGGGAGGCGGCCTCTTTTGCTGCGTCTCCGTAATATTTTTTCATCTCTGCCTGCATGCCGCAAGCCTCATAAAACGAAATTAAGCTATAAACGGGAAGCCCCTCTTCGTCGTCTCTGCGCCATTCTTCTAGTTGATCAAAATCTAACTCAATTTTTGCAATTTCCTTAAATTCGCCCATGTATTACCTCATTAAAAATCAAAATCATTTTTCAGATCCTGTGGAGTCTGCTCCGCGGCAATTTGTTTTTCTTTTTCCTTTTGCATAATTCCATTATGTTTTTCCATTCCAAGCCATTTGTTTGCCACGGTGTGTGTTTTTTCTTCTCTTGTCCAGAGAGAGTAATAGGGGCATAAATATTTTCCCTCTTCGATCTGCTCGGGATTGGTGGGGGAAAACGGGCACCAATAACACAAAGGAGAGGGACCAGGGGTGTAGTCTCCCGACTCAATACCTTCAAAAATAGCATCAAGTTTTTTAATCCCGCGCTTCATAAAATTGGCTGTTCCTGCTGGCTGACGCATATCACAGAATGGCAAGTTATACACGCATCGAATCTAATCTTCGGAAATTCCCAGTGTTTGCGCCAGGGCGTAGGTATACACAACAAACTGCATTGGGGTGGTTAAATCTGCGTCAGAAAAAGGCTTTTCTTTGGTTTTTATATCTTCGATAATATATTCACCCGTATTAGTGTTGTAAAAAATACGATCAATAAACCCACTTAACATGTGTCCTTTGTAATCTACAGAAAAATATTTTTCCATGTCAAAAATTAACAAATCGGGGTTGTCGTTTAAAAACTACTCAAGACGATAAATGCCGTGATTTAAGTAATCGGCTATTTTAGTAAAATACGAAACACCTTCAGCGTTGGGTTTAAAATACTCTTCTTTGTATTTTTCTTTTAAAATGTTGGTGCCGTATATACCACCTTTATTATCGCCCGGAAAAGACTTTGGAATGTTTAATTCTGCAAAATCCTATTTAAGCCTTTCATAATCCGGGGCGTCTCCGGATTTTAAAGCTTTAGCGATTTCTTCCTCCGTGTGATGCAATAAGGTACCAAGCTCAGAGGCCAGTGAGTCGGTAAAAACATAATGGCCCGTGACGTAAGTAAGATAGTATTTCCATCCACAAGACTAATATGTGTTCAGCTTGCTGTAGGAAAACTTAGGTTTTTTGGTGTAAGCCACCGATATCACCTCGCGTTTTAATTTTTATATTTACCCCTTGTAGGGATTTTTTCGCTTAATGATGAAAGCCGCACACGATTGTGATAAAGCTCTTCAAATTTCTCTTTTCCGCAATCACTAGGAGAAGCTTTGTGCGGAAGTATGTGGTCATAGTCAAAAATTACCGAAACATTAACATAGGGCAACCAGGGTTTGACAATTTTAAACAGTTTTTGTTCATATTCGAGCGTATCAGGCGCCCCGCGCCCACCTTCATGATCAGCGTCGAAGGCTAGAATGATCTCTACCACTCCCAATTTTAACAACATATTCATCTGTTCAGAGGAAAGCGATGAACCACAAGTGGCAACAGCAAAACATTTATCTAACCCATACATGGTTGCTGTTTGCAACACAGATTTTTCTGCCTCAAAAATACAGACTTTTTTACTTTGTTTAATAATCTCTTTGTTCTCAAAAAGTCCATAAAGATTTTTCCCAAGGGGGTGATTATACATGTCTTTTTGTATAAATACGGGCATATATTTCTTCCCGTTATCTATCTCTATGGGATTGTATGAGCGTCCCCTGATACCTATCAGTTTACCGTTTTCATCCCTATGAGGAATGATAATTTTCTGAAGAGCGGAATCAACACGAATTCCAAAGGCCCGCATGACCTCCGGGCTGATGCCCTCTTTTTGCCACTCAAGCGGGGCCGCCAGAGGATAAAAATACTCGAGAAGATTTTCAGGAATATTTTCGGGGGGCGCATATACAGGGGTTTCATTACTGTAATCTTTCACCTGCTGGAAAATATCCCAGTCGTCGGTAAGATTAGGTTCCGCGTCGGTGCCGAAGCCGTAATCGCGAATGTGAAAAAATTCAGTAATATATGACATTGCCCCTTTAAAATCTGTGTCGAGCGCGCGCTGTGTTATCTCAAACACATCAGAAGTTCTGCCACAAGTATAACAATGCGTGAGTCCGGTTTCGGGATAATAATATAATTTATCACTGTCCCCGCCGTGACATATTGAGGTATTAAAAATGGGGTGTCCCTGGGCATCATATAACACATTATCATTGCCCTGCAGCGTGCAGAATAATTTAATGACATCTTCTGTAGTGAGCTTTTCTTTTATCGTCTTAGCATCCATTAAAACTCACCATCCCATTCCGTCACCCCTTCGCCCAAAACGGGGGCAAATACGTCTTCAATTTTTTCTTCACTGGTTTTATCGAGCAACAGTTCTATATTGGTATCCTCTACGGGGATCAATTGTCCTTTTGAGTCCGTTACAAAAGTATCGGTCATGCGACAAGTTCCTCTATCGAAATACAAAAAGACTTTAATATTCTGATAGCTTCCTCGACGAATTTTATAAACCGACAGAACGAAGTTAGGCTCAAGTTCAAACCCCTTCGCACAATAAGACTCAACCGCAGGACGATCTGCCTCGCGTACCGCCGTTAAAATACAACCAACGTCAACCTTATCGCCCAAACTTTTTGCCGAACGCAAGAAAGTATAATCTAGTTCATTTGTGCCCTGTACATTACCAGAAATCTGTGTGGCCGTCCATATATAAAGACCAAGCTGTTTAGCGCAATCTTTCAACGCAGTAATCATGGAAAGCAGTATTTGATCTGTTCTCAGGTTCGCGACCTTTGTTTTTCGCGTGCCTTCCGCCATAATTTTCATATTTTCTGAAAGATAATCGTAGAAAACGTATTGAACGCCATGAATTTGGTAATACTTTTTTATGGTGCTAATTAGATCTTCTGTATCATAGTTAGTAATAGCGACCATAAAAAGTTCTGCTTTTTTCAGCAGTTCGCCAGCTTTCAACACCCGTTCTTTTTCATCGCCAAAAAATCGACCATCTAAAATATGAGTTTCTGGGACGCCCGAGACATAAGCGAGAGCCATGGTCTGTACTTCTCTTAACTCAAGCTCGGTTTCAATAATTAATACTTTTTCTTTAAGGTTGGTTGAAACCCATTTCTTTTTTACCGTATCGTAATATTCGGGCACACTTAAATGACACGCTTCGCCTACCGCAACACGTGTTTTACCCGTAGAAGTGGGGGCCGACATCATATACACGCACCCTTTGCGCTGTCCGCGAAAAAGAGTGGTCAGTTTTGGGGTACATAGCGGTAGGCCCATCTCCGGGGTTTCCTGAAGCTCTTCTACGAGCTCCAAAATATCATCGCCCATGCGGTTTTCTACCCGGTCACTGCTATTGCCGTAAGTTTCTTTTGCGAGAATGATCTTGACTTCCTCGGCCGCGAGAATGTCATTAACGGTTAAGCTATCAAAGCGCTCATACATCTTTGCGCTCGCAACGGGATCCACAATATTAGGATCATAAATATCCCTTGTGTCAATACCATTGGCGGACAGGCTGTTGATTAAACTATACTTCTTCAATGTTTGATAATAATAATCAAACTTTTTCGGGTCATATAGTGTGAGAGCGTTTTGAATATATTCAATACCACGATTGGTTGAAAAAACCTTATATTGAATTGGATACTGCTTTAAAAATTGATCTATATCCAGATATCCAATTTTTTCCATTCCATTTTTTGCTAGATGCTCGATAGCCCCGAACAATATTTTGTGAAACTGCTCGGGGAAATCATTTATAGAAAAGGAATAATTGTTGTCTGAAAATAAAAGGGGGTCTTGAATAAGCGCGGCCAAAACATGAATAACAGCTAATTTATTTGATGCGCTGTGAACTTCGGCTTCTGCCATTCAATTACCCCCTTTCTGCATTTAAAGGTCTTCAATATTATAATCCATTTTGGGTTTCTTGGGATTTAATTTATTGGGGTCTAGCGTTATAGTAACACTAGGAACATCTATATCGATTTCTGCGTTTTTCTTTTTAAGTTGTTGCGTTTTTCGCACATACTCACGAGCGACTTCGTAATAATCCCGAATAATATAAGGAACAGAATTAATGTTCGTGGGCAAATTACCCTCCACGGCATAATAATACCGTAAAGTAGCACAGGCTCCCCGAGGGGTTTTCCCGGAATTTAACTCTCGGGAAACACCTGCAAGAACATCTGCGGGCAATTCCGCAACACCAAAAAGCTCAGAAATATAGCGGTACACTCCCTGCTTTTCCTGCTCGAGTTGCTCCATGTTTGCAACAATTTTCTCGTGACACGAATAACATATCTTTTTTCCCTCGTGCGAATATACGAGCCCCACGATGCGGGACCCGCATTTCGTACAAACGGGAGCTGCTGAATTAGCCATTCTTTTCTAAAGCCATTAACCGACGGTAAATTTCATTTACTACGTCGTAATCTGCCTCGGTAGCGGCATTACATTTAAACGTATCACTGCCGCTAACTTCTTTTACAATATTGTTATACACAGTAGCGTTACCGTTCTTCGTATAGAGCGATTTTACAATGCTCCCTATAGATGATATAAGCTGTTTTAACGGAAGTTTTTCCGCCTCGGTACTTGAACCCGCCCCTTCAGATTTGGCAGTCTTTTTGGGTGTTTCCGGCGACGTGGAGGCGGCCGGAGTCGAATCTTCCCAAGGGGGAGTGTCGTCGGTATCAGTGGTGGAAACGGGTGCCATAGTACGGGTCATTTTCTTAGCAATCGCCCCTTTACTCGGCAAACGCCAATTAAAAACGACCACACTAGTCTTTGCATTACAAATTTCCAGCTCGGTTATTACACGCGTTTCCTCGTTATAAGCAACGTGCGTAACTACATATTTAGCGAGGGGGTCTTTCAAAAACCACTTATCCCCGCGCTGCACGGTCTCCACGTCCAGCCAAATAAGCGGAGAAGAATACAGTTCTTCGCCTATACCGACCTGAAAGCCTGCACGTTTAAAAGCATCACTCGCCTCGCCCTTTTTTTCATTACCATCATCGTCACTACGACTTTCGGTACCACAGTCCCACTTCCAGACAAAGTCTTGGTCGGCGGACTCACGTATGCCAATACCGCAATACAGGTTATCTTTAACCATTTTATAATCCGACGTCCAGTTTAAAGGACCAAACACCTGGTTTAAAATTCGACGATCAGTGCGAGCAGTCTTAAAAATTAATGCCAACGCACCATTTTTTGTAATTTGTTTTACTTTTACCTCGATGTCTTCAGGGGTAAGCAAAGGAATGTTTATCATAAATTCAAACCGCCTTTCGTATATTCAATAATATATATAAAGGGTTTTTAAAATCTGTCAATTGTAAAAATTCAACAAAAAGCTGTCCCGTAGTTTCACAATAGGAACATAGCGGCACTTTTCGCCGCTTAAGTGGATCACTCCGAGATCCGCCCCCTCGGAGGAAAGATATCCCGACTGTATAGCGGCGCGCAGATATAAATTTAATTGGGCTGTTACAAGTTCTCGGTGTATTACTGAGGTTGTTTTAAAATCTGCGAGGGTTAATTTCCCGTCTACTTCACACAAAAGATCAAAGCGCCCGGCGGCTATTATCTCTCCATCTGGATTTTGTAAAACGACGACTTTCTCGGTCATAATGGGAGTAATTTTGTAGATCGGTTCTATCATTTCAAAGAAATTTCGAACCTCGGGATAAGGAGATATTATCTCGGCATCCGGGGCCGCTTTACGCACGTTGATCCACTACTCTATATCTTCGTGCACGGCTGTACCGTATTCTGCGGCTCGACGTAACAGCTCCTAGTTAACAGCAGAATAAGCATCTCCATAAACCTTTGTGAGAAGCGTTGTGACACTGGGGACCTCTTTCCCGTTTACAATATATGTGTGGGTTTCTGGCAGAAATTCCACGACCATCCCGTTGGGGAGGTCGTGGATTTCTTTCTCATTCTACTTCAATAACATCGCTTTCCACGACCTCCTCGTCTTTTATGAGGCGTGTCGTACGCACGGAATCGCTTGTGGGTGTTATTCGTAAACAGTTTTTATAAACTTCTGGATATTCAGCCTTGATTTTTTTGGTGTCTAACGTTTCACGAGTCGATCCCTGTACATAGGTGTATCTATACCCCTCGGAAGACAAAGAACTTTTCCCGGTCGACAGATAATTGTCTTTAACAATTTCTTTTATGGTGCTGTCTACGTTTTTCTTAACCTCGTTAAGTTTCTGTATCAAAAGATTTAAATACTCATATTTTTGAGCAAAATCAAGAGACTGTATAGTCGAGGCTGTAATGGGAAGTTCGTCAAGATGGGTTACTGCAACAATTTCTCGCTCTTCTCTCTTATCTTCCATGAGTTACCGCTCCTTTGATTAAAAATCCATTATGTCTTCGGAGCCGACAGAACGAGCGGGCGCCGGGGTTTCAACGACTTCCTGTTCTTCCTTCGCGCGTTCCCTTTCAAGCGCACGCTGGCCGTTTTTCTGCATTTTTTCTTCGCGCTTAAGCAGTCCTTCGCGCACGGCTTCAGCAGTTATGCACCCCTCTTCGCCCTGTTTGATAGGCTTAGCGCTACCGCCAAGGATACGACGCTCTCTAATGAATTTCGTTTCATACTGCGGATCGGGGGAACGTCCAAAGAAATCTTCGGTATTCTGCTCTTTCAAAATGCGCTCCTGAATGCTTACCACATCGCCCTTTATGGTGACGGTGTCGCCGACGTGATAATTTTTCTTAATATATGAAGCAACGTTGTCTTCTTCTACTGCTACAAATTCGATAGAATCTACGGATCCATCATATTTGGGAACGAGCCCCTCAAGAATTACACGCCCTGTGGACGTTTCGTTTTCATCAATCTCGTCTTCCAGCTTATTGACGTAAACCTCAATATCGAATTCCGCACAGGGGGTAAAGGCCTTTTCGCCACCAGTTTTAGAGAACCCGGCCTTAAAACCTTTAAGAGTGGTTATAGACGAAACCCTTTCGCCCTTACGAGAGGCGTATTCTTCAAGAGTTGCCATGACCCAAACCTTACTAGCCACTTCAGACGCGGTCGCAAAATTTGCTTCGGTATTATTTTTTAAATAAGACGCAACACTAATTGTGTTTTCAGGAAGAAGTCCTTCAAGCGCCTTGTAATCATCGGACTCGTTTCCATTGTAAAGGAATTCCGGAGTCCAAAACTGAACTTTGTAACTGCTTATCTTATCTGTTGCGATAACAAGTGAACCGCGAATGACATCCATGTCTTTCACGGAACGGATTTTTTCCAGATTGTTTTCTTTTAAAAAGCCGACAATTTTTACACGATTAACTCTTCTTTTTTCTTTTTCTTTAGCCATTTTAAATTCTCCTTAATCCTTATAAATAATACAATAATACTATGCGCGAGTACGTCTCGCTCTTTATTAATTTATGGGGTTTTTTCTTAAAATCAATTTTTTTCTAACATTTTATCTGCAATATTTTGCGCATAGGCTAAATACCACTGTGCCTTTTGGAGGTCTTCTTTTAGTTTTCCTTTATGCTTTGCGCGGCTGATATACTTAATTACATTCCCTATACAAAAATCATAGGTCCCCTCTTCACCAAGAGTGCTACGAATGTAATCAATTACTTCAATACTGCCGAAATTATAGTGAGAAGGATGATTAACTTGTTCTTTTTCCATATTGCTCTCCTTAATTTTTTCCACGGGAAAATTTCTCGACTTCTGTATCGGGTGTAATAAAAACCTCGGTGTTATCGTATATGATACGCGCGTTTGCTTCGGAAGTCGGGTCAGGTATTTTCATATAAATTATCTTTTCCGGGTCTCCAATTATACGGAAAAGCGTCCCTCGATCCAATTCTTTAATCTTCATGTGTCTTTCCCTCTTCCAGCGCACGCACATGCTTTGCTAATGCCAACACCTGGGTGCCCCAGAAACTGATTCGCTCGTGCAAATGTGCCATTTCACGTTTATCTCTATTATAGGCCCAGGCAGCAAAAAATTCACTTAAAACAACCGGAGATAATAGTACGACATAAGGCCAAATTTCCGTACGCCCCTGAAGAAGCAGGACAATCGCGCCACCGAGACAAAACAACGATAAATAAATACAAGTCAACATATTTATTTGTCTCCCTGCTCCGCGTTTACACCTTCTACTGTTTCCTTGTTTTTGGTATTGAACCCCTTTTGATAAAGAAGACCTATGGATTCGCGAGCGGCATCCACAGTGTCACAAAGCTCTTTAAATCCCTTGTACACCATCCAGGCACCGTTTAACAGGACCAAAACATCTAACGAGATGCATGAAATATAAAATGCGAGAGACCAGCTGATTTCGTGGCTCATAGTGGCTACAACCACCCCAAGGGCCGCGGCGGCAAAAACCATGGAAACAATTCCCCAAAAAACTCTGTTTGCAATTTCTTTCATTTTCATTATTATTTTCCTTTCAGACGTTGTTATTTACTTTGTGTCTAGGTTATATATCTTTTTTTCTACAATATAGACCGCCCGAATTCGTGGGGCGCAAGTCAATGCCTCAAAGAGGGCGCAAATACCATCGACATCGTTAGAGTCATATCCTTTTAGCGCTTTTAGAAGCATCTCGCTACTATATCCAGTATATTTACTCATTTCCCACAGCGCATCTTTAAACGAAATACCACAGGTCATTTCATAAACAGAATCATCATCAAACTGGAACAAATAAAACTGTTCTTTCATTTCTGATTCTGGGCCGGCGGTGGGTTTAAAACCGAGTTCCATTGGATTAAGATATTCTCCTGCCATTTTAGTTCTCCTCTCAAAAACCCAATTCTTCGTATTGACTGGGTATATGTATGTGTATGGGACAAGTGAACGGTTTCCTACCAAGATGACATTCGACTTTTCTTTCGTATACCTGATAACTAACCTCGGTCTCATGTACATTTTTGAAAGGACAATGTTCACAATCACCGGGTTGAAAATTATCAGGAACAAAAATTTCTAAATGTACTGATGCTTTTCTCATTTGTTATTCTCTCCTATCTGTATAGAGCCAACCATGATCCCCTTCAAGTTCCTCTTTCCATCCATTTTTGCACCGCAATGTGCGCAGTAATGGGTTTTCTTTTGTGAAGTATGGTTGCACTGATTACAAATATAATATTTGCTGATCGGAACAGTTATGCCATTGCCGAAATGATCCTCGCGCCACTTTCCGTGCCGGACTTCCTGTACATTGGCGATGGGTAAATTTTCTAACCATTCTTTATATGTTTCGCATCCAAGAATAAAATCTTCATTTGCATTTTCATGGTCATATTGCTCGTTTGCAAAAGGAAAAGATAGCACTGTCTTTCTATCAATATAATCAGCCATTCTCGCTCTCCTTTTCATCCATCTCCTCGTACTCACTATATTCAAACGCTCCGGCCAAATACATCTTTTCAATGTGGTGTGCGTAACGTATTTCTTTGTCTGTCAGCGAGTCAATTCTCTTAAATTCTTCCAGCTCATCAACCCAGATATAAATATCTGTGTGATTTTCTTTATGGTTCCAGCCATATCTGTGGTCTAACGCAATTAAAGAATTAGTAAACACCACCGCTTTATCGACAAAATCGGTAGGATTGTCACTTATGTCATCTAAAAGCACCCTATTCATTGACGGGCCATCTCCGGCATCAAGCGTTATAAAAGGGGGTTCTAATTCTTTTATATCTCTGTGCTTGCAAATAAAATCAGTTAAAATTCCGTCATAAAATAATATTTTCATATTTTCTCCTTATAATATGCTTCATATAACTTTCCACATCTATCGCGAGGTTTATAATCCTTCCGCAATAATAATATAGGAGGTTTTACAACAAAGTCAAGGTATAGGGAGATAAAAAAAGGTAGGAAAAGATTTCCTACCTAATACACAAAAATATTTTTGTGCATTTTATACAATATTAAAATATTATATAATAATTTTTTTGTGCAATTTAACAACAAAAAATCAAATAAAATTACGGTTTTATTAACTCGCCTTGTTTGAGAAGGTTAAGAAGCGTTGCATTCTGCTTCGAAGTTCCCAGATAAGCAGTAATCCCATTGGCTTTTGCAATCTTACTTCTGTAACTGAAAGAGTCGTTCACCTGAATAGACTGTAAAGCCGCCTTGATCGAGGTACCAGTATAGGATACCGCCGGGAAGGTTTCAGGCTTCGGGGCTTCTTCGGCCGTAACTTTTACAAGATACTTACTATCCACGGCAGAATTAAGAGAATGCTTCCCATCTTCCGACTTACCCAGGACAGTACGACCCGTCAGGTGATTAATCGAAGTGACCTTCCAATTATATTGTAATATAGATTTGGGGATGGATTTACCATTCCAATATACTGCTCCAGCAATAATCGAAACGATATCACCCGCTTCTATTACATAAGAAGGAATGGGCGGCTCTTTCTTTTTAATCCCGTAATATTTTTCAATAAGCGCCACTTCTGCTTCTGCGATTTTCTGCAAGTTGCCGTCGTCCAGCAAAAACGCACAGTCGTGCTTGTTAGTGTGGAAGCCGTGCTCGATAATATAGGAATGCTTACAACCCACTTCTATAGAATTGCGAATCACGGAATAATAGTCGTCACCATTTTTTTTGGTCTTTTGTTTGGCGCCACGACTATAAATACCCATAATTTCCGCAGTCTTTTTTGCGAGATCCACAGCAAAAGCTTTATCATCGGGTCTTTTTATGCTATAGAACGAAATCGTCCCTGTGCATTTTTCATAGGCCGGGGTACCTTTGTCATCGGACCCCGGGGTGTTAGAGTGAAGCGAGAGGAAGAAATCGGCTCCCACCGCCATTTTACCACGCTCTTCGGGCGTAGGATTGTCGTCTATGGATGGACGGGTGCATATAACTGAACATTCATAGTCGGCAAGAATAGCAAGAATTTTTTGGGCCAACTTCCACATTTGCGTTCCTTCTTTATATTCAGGATACACGCCCTTGTTGTCGTTTTTCCCATGACCGGGATCAATTACAATTTTAAACATTATATTCCCTTCCTTGTAAACTCATTTAATTTTCTACGTCGCCGCCGCCATTTTGCGTAAAATTCCAAGTTGTTTGTGAGGCACCGCCACTCGAGGAAAAGTAACCATCGGTATCCAACGCGTGTGCCTTATATATATCATTATCGCCACCGATAACATCTAGGTTCGCTGCTGTTAAATTCAGATAATAATTACCAACGCTCCCATATATAGCCAATCTTATACATCTTCCCGCACTAAAAGCATCATAAATTTCTTTCAATGTTTTATCTGCAGTAAAGCCATCTATAAGGGAAGTCTTCTTGGGATTGTCTCGGGTTAAGCTAACAATCAAAGCGCAACCTGACGCTCCCCCGTCATCATTATCGCCGCCATCTTCGTTACCATCGTCGCTCTTTTCTTGAATAGCACTAACGATATTGTTAATAGCTTGAACAATATCTGCAGAAGAAACGCTCTCTGTCTAATTCTGGGCATACTTCTTTAACCATGCTATCAAAGCAGGATTACCGGCATCGGGACCGCCATCAATGCTGATGTTTTGATATTCCTCATCAGACCATTCGCCATAAGGATATTCAACGACTTTTATATCATCAAAATACAAAACACCGCTATTCTCCCAGTCTTCGAATGTCATCGAGGAAAATTCCTCTTCCCCCACAAAGAAATGAATATTAAATTTATTTATTCCTGTACCAATAACACCGGGTATATCAATGATTTTCCACACGGTGTTGCTTAAATTTTTAATATTGTTATACATTACAACATACCTCCAATCGTGGTAAAATCATTGCTTAATTGTGAAGAGTCGGCTTTGCGTCGTCCGAATCGGCAAGGAACCCCGAGAACTCGCCAGACATACATTCAAAGGCGTACATTACTACATCGGGCGCAGAGCCCCGATAGGCCTCAACAATAGGAATCAACAGGGCTCGCTCTTCAACCCACTAAACACCATCGTTCTCATATTGTTGTTCGTCGATAGTGGAAAGATATACAGGAGTATCCAGTTTTTTAATTATGTCATACAATTCTTTGGCCTCCATATCAATATAAGCATAAGGAGACTCTTCAATTAGTACAACGGGTACAATCCGCACACCGTTACTACCATTGGCGCTACTGTCGCCACGAACAGCGCTGGCAACGTTATTTAAAGCGCCAACGATACCCGCGTAAGAAGCACTACCGTTTTGATTCTTGGCATATTTTTGAAGCCAGGCGATTAGAGCAGGATTTTCTGCGTCGAGACCCCCGTCGATAGATATATTTTGATATTTTTCATCTGTCCATTCACCGACGGGATACTCGACTATTTTTGTGCTATCAAAATACAACGCCCCATTATCTCCCTGATCTTCAAATTTCATAGACGAAAATTCTTCTTCGCCCACAAAGAAATGAATATCAAATATATTGGTGCCCGTA